GGCCGCGGCAGAATCTCGCGGAGCGTTCTACGGTAGGACGGTCAGCGACACGTCCCCGTCGTGCATGTCTTCGCACGCTCCGCGACACATCGCGGGCACTTGCAGCCGCAGCGTTGCTCGATCCGTCCGTCGGGTTTCCACACTCCGCTGACGCACGTCTTCCCGCAATCGCAGTCCTGCGGAGTAGGCGACGGCGGAGCCGGAGCGTCGACGAGCATCGAGGCCCGAGCGGCCGACACGGCCGCGGCGGCCTTCGGGGCCTCGAGGTCGACGGACCTCGGGTCCGACGACAGCCAGACCAGGAAGGCGATCAGGGCATTCCAGGCTGCGGAGATCATTACCAGCCTCGACCGTTGTGGATGATCGGATAGCCGTCGTCACCGATGTTCGCGGACCTGGCGACGTGGTGGTCGGGCTGCGGCTCCTCGGGAGGCTTCTCGGCCAGGAGGGCGACCCAGAGCAGGCTCCGAGCGGCCCTGGCGATCCACCGCACGACAGGCCGGTCGGCTGGCTTCGGCGTAATGTCATGCGACGAGGCGAGCCAGTAGCCGACGATCAGGGCGACAGCGACGGCGGCGAGCGTTCGGCGATCCATGGGATCCTCACGGGGCGAGTGTGAACGTGTGCGGAGCGAACCAGTCGGCGATCGTTTCGGGCGGGGCCGGCGTCAGCCAGTTTCCGTTGTGCAAATCACGCCAGCCGAAGCCGGCGACGGAGCCCACGGCGAAACTATCTTTCGCCCGGAGCATGGATTCCACGACGGGTCGCGTCACCCAGAACGAGCCGTCGGGCTGGTCGGCCGGGAACCGGCCGCGGTATGTGATCCACTTCGGACCCCACGAGTTGAGGCACAGGAGAGCGTCCGACGGGCTGCCGTTCTTCTGGTAGCGAACCGCGACGAAGCACATCTCATGAGCCCACTGCCCAGACGCGGACGCGTAGCCGTGCTGGTCGGTCGTGCTCGTGAAGCCTTGCATCGAGGCCACAGGCACAGGGAACCCGGCCTCGATCGCGGCGGCGGCCTCGGCCCAGGTGGTCACGAGCGCGACATGGGCGGCCGGATGCTTCTTCGCGATCGCGTCGAGCTTCCCGCCGTCTCCCTGGCCGCCGCAGCCGTAGTTGCCCCACTGCTTCGCACGGTCGGCCGAATACGCTGACAGGTCGTAGCGGTCGAACTTCTCGCGGTAGATCACGCCCCAGTCGCGGACCCAGCGAGCCGCGGCAGCCCCATAGGATCCGTCGGACCATCCGCCAGTCCCTTCGGCTTTGTTTCGGGCCTCGACGCGAGAGCCTCCGTAGATCGCCTCCGTACTCGGAAACGAAGGAGGCTCCGCGAGACGACCCGTCTCCCAGTCGACTGCCTGGGCGATCCAGACTCCGTGAGCCCATCCCCAGCTCACACAATCACCGATTCCCTGTCGTTCGCAGACCCAGGGCTTCCCGTAGCGGGCCAGGTGAGCGCGAACCGCGGAGCGATAGAGGAACGTGTCGATCCCTTTCGCCTCGCGGACCGTCTCGGCTCCGGCGTCGCGAAAAAGCGGCTGGGGCAGCTCCGCGAGGAATCGCTCGACGCCTTGCGGGTCTGGGCGGTAGCCGAAGTTTTCGTCGCCGGGCCAGCCGGCAGGGCCTGGTCCTCGGTCGATCCTGGCGACGATCGCGGAGGCCGCGAGCCCCAGGAGCAGAGCGACGGCCAGCCAGCGGAGAGCGTTAGCGCGAGGCATCGTCGGCAGCCCTCGCGATTTCCCTGTAGGCAGCGACCCACGCGGACCGCTGGGCCGGCGTCAGCGGACCGCCGGACGTGCCGGCCGTCGCGTCCAGGTGTTGCTTGATCGCCTCGCGGGCTCGCGGGTGCTTCTCCCCGAGCGAGACTCCGCGACATCGCAGCTCGCGGGCACGCTGGCGGAGATCGTCGACGGCGACGCCGGTCCGGATCAGCGGCTCGGCCTGCATGGAATCCCATTCGATCTCTGAGGCCAGCTCCTCCATCAGGGCCGACACGGTCGCGGCGTCTGCCGAGGCGTCGGGGCCGACGAACGTCCCGCGGAGGTTGAAGCCTGGGGCCGGGCCGGGGGCCGGCTGCGGAGCCGGGGCCGGCGGAGCGGACGAGCCCCACGCGAAGGCGGCCGCCGCGAGCAGGGCAGCCCCGGCGACGTGTCGCCGTTCCAGTGTCGGCAGCGACACAGTCGACGCGTACTGGGCGAACTTGTCGCCGGCAAACGCATAAGCCGCGGCGGCGATCAGGAGCGCGACGATCATCGTGCGAGCCTCACGAGCGGAAGGAGCTGCTCGAGCACGCCACCAGCGAGAGCCAGAAGGAGCGACCGGACGGCCGGACGGGCGACGAGCCAGATCGGGTAGAGCGTCACCGGGACCGCGTAGTCGGCGACCGCGTCGAAGAGCCTGGCGACCGCGTCGAGGGCGAGGGCCTTCTTCTCTCTCCCGGAGAGCGTCGCCACGGAATCGAGGGCCGAGACGACGATCCGGAGGAGCGCGAGCAGCATCTCTCCAAACTCTGACCACGTCAGGCCGTCCGAAGATGCAACCTTCGCGGATGCGATGAACGTCGTGATCTTATCGAGGAGGCCCGGCTGGTCGACGGCCTCGGTGATCGGTACGGTCGTGATGCTCATCGCTTCCGCCTCCAGACTTGATCGGCCGGGACCACTTGTCGGCGACGCTGCCGGCAGCTCTGACACTCGACGTAACGGACCTGGCGGTCGCCTGCCCGCTTGCTCGACTCGACGCGGCAGCGGCCGCCGCAGGTCGTGCATAGGCTCATGTCTTCGTTCCGACGAGGACCATGTCGTAGGTGGCCGCCAGCGTGTTCGACGACGGAGCCATCACGACGACCTTGTCGATCGAAGGCCCTCCGGCCGCGGCCTCGACCGTCGACACTCCGACGCTCCAAAAGAGCACGCCACCAGGATGTACCTCCCAGTCGTAGGTCGACTCGTCCGCGGTGTTCGCCATCACGACACGGAGAAACTGAGCAGCGCTCGTGTTCTTGACGTAGAGCATCCGGAGCTTGTCGACCGACGCTGTATAGGTCGTGCCAGACTGAGTCGGTACAGTCACCGACGAGAGCGTCGTCGTGTCGGTTCCGTTCGACACGACGCTCCCAGACTTCCGAGCGTAGATGTTCGCCTGGCTCGCTCCGGTCCCGTTCGCAAACGCGATGTTCTCCAGCACGACGGACGCATCCGCGACCGACCCGATCGTCTGGGTGTTCGTCAGAGCGCAGTCGATCCGGAGGAGCCCGGAAACTGTGAGCGAGGCAGGCATAGCGTCCCCTTGTTAGCCAGCGTTGATTCGCATCCTGGCCACGGCGGCCGCTGCCGCAGCGTGAGCGCCAGCGAGGGTCGAGACCTTGAACGACCTCGGGCTCGAGGTGTTCGCGTCGGTCACGGTCTGCGGCTTGTCGTCGATCCAGATATCGACGGCGATTCCGGCCGCGGCGGCCGCCTCCCGCTTCGACTTGTCAGGGCCGGCCAGGACGATCGAGGTCATGTCTAGCCCGTCGAACGATGCGGTGACCTCGGAGCGGTTCGCCTCCGTGTCCTCTCGCCTGGTGATACAAACGACCTGCACGCCTCGACCGGTGGCGTCGGTAATGAACGACCGCCACAGGCCAGGAGCCGCGGTGAATGTCTGGTCGTAGTCGATCGAGATCACGAGACCGCGGCCCTCGGCCCTGTGATGGACGAGCCCTCGGGCTTCGCGCCAGCTCGACAGGGACCGGAGGCCGACGGAGCTGTTGGGATAGGCGGCATGTGTCACAGGTGACACGTCAAAGATCGCCGCGTCCGTGATCGTCCTGGTGACGTTCCCGGCGGGATCCTCGTCCCAAGTCTCGCCTCGCGGATCGGGCAGCGAGAACGCGAAGGACGATCCGAAGATGTAGCCTTCTCGGATCAGCGGAAGGACCTCGGCTGCGGTCGGCGTGCCGACCGGAGGAGTCGCCCGGAACACGAGCCCCTTCTCGGTCTCCTGGATCTGGAGCGTGCCGTTCGTCGTCCGGCCGAGGACAGCGGAGTCCATGTGGTTGTATTTCGCGACCACGTCGGCGGCCCCTCGCGGGTCATTCGGCGAGCGGTCGAGCCACTTCCGAAACGCTCCTGGCATAAAGCGTTCCTTGAAGCCGCCAAGGTCGACCGACCACTTGTTCCATGGCGGAGCCATACCGACGATCTGCGGACGGCCGTCGTCGCGTGTCTCCAGCCGCAGCTCGAGGTCTGGGTCGCCGGCCTGGGCGAGGTAGCGGGTCTCGATCTGGTTCGACATGGTCAGGTCCCCATAGTGGCGTCGGGAGTCGCCTGCGGATCGGCTGGCGTCGTGTCGGCTGCCGGCTGCGGATCGACAACGGCAGCCGGAGGCATTCCGCCGGCGGCCCCGGCCTGGGCGGCAGCGGCGTCGAGCGTGGAGAAACCGAGCTGGACGAATGTCTGGTTCGCGGCCTCGGTGTCGAGGAGGTCGAAGTCCTCGCGGTCGCGGATCTCGTTCGGCGTGATCGCCCCCATGTTCCAGAGCGACTGATAGAGCGCGGCCCGGCCGGCCGTGTCGGCCCGAAGGATCCCGCGAGTGTCGAGCTTCGCGTATACGTCCTCGCCATAGACCGGCTGGAGGGCCATGTCGATCGGCGACTCCATGCGGCGAGCCCACGGCAGGAGGCACCAGACCTGGGCGGATAGATGCTCCTGCTCGACCGTCGAATACTTGTTCATCTTTGCGTCGCCCAGGAGCGTCGAGGGGACGCCCCAGTGACGACACACGTCCGGCAGGATCGCGTCCCGCAGCTCCTGGAACTGCGAAGCCTCCATCGAGTTGGAGTCGATCGGCTTCAGTCGCGTTTTCTTGGGAAGGACGGCGGCCTTCCCGCGGTTCGCGGCTCCGCCGTAGACCTGATGAAGTGCCTCGCGGAGCGACTCGACGGCCTCGTCTGGGATCTTTTCGTCGGTCTCGAGGACCATGTCGGGCCGGGCGGAGTTGTCCCAGAATGCGGTCGCCGCGGTGTCGAGTTTCTGAGCCAGGCGGATCGATGTCGCGCACATCTCGGCCGGAGCATGGCCGACGATTCCATTGTCGGAGACCCACTTCCAGTGAAGGACCTGCTCCTGTGGGATCGTCTCCCACACTCCGCGGTCCGTCCAGAACTTGTAAGAGAGCGAGTAGTCGTCGAACTGCTCGACCTTCACTCGCGACGGATGCATCGGAACGAGCTGTGACATCCAGCCGCGGTCGCCGGAGAGGATCCTGGCGTAGCCGTTTCCGTGGAGAGCCGCCCAGTAGGCTTGCAGCAGGTAGAAGTCGAACGCCGATTGCCAGCGGTTCGGCCGCTTACGGAGCGTATAGGCGGCCGGGATGTCGGCCTTCTCGCGGCGACCGTCTGGCCGCTGCCGCATGATCTGCACAGGGCAGATCGCGACGGCCTGGGCGATCCAACGGACGACGCCGAAGATCGAGGAGACGCGGATCGCGGTCTCGGGTCCGATGTTCCCCGGAGAGATCCCTCCGAACGCGTAGGGCGACCCTAGCGAGGTCGACCGAAACGATATAACGCGAGCGGCCGCGGCGGCCTTCGCCGGGGAGCGGCGGCGGCTGCCGCGGCCTCCATTGGCGGTGGGCTTGCGGCTGGGCTTCTTTTCGGGCACGGGCGACCTCGTATGTGCCCGCCAATATCCCAGCGGCCTGCCGGGCAGAATCTCGCTACAGGACGCGGATCCGCCACTCGTCGAGGCTGCGGCCGCTGCCTGTGTCCTCGTCCGTGGACGCGAGCGCGAGCCCATTCACGAGCGCGGCGACGCCGTCGATCTTCTCGGTCGACTTCGCCTTGTCGGGTTTAATCATCCCTGTGGGATCGGTGTAGACACAGCAATTGTTCGCGTTCCACTGTGCCACGGGATTGCCTCCGGTCCGGAGCCGCTTCTCGACGACCAGGGCCTCGAGGAGTTTGCATGGCGAGTTGAGGACCGAGGTCTTTTGCGCCACGTCCTTCGTCGTGATCCCTTCACGCTGGAGCAGCGTCTCGAGGGCTCCGGCCTGCCAAGGGTCGCAGCCCACGGCCTTGATCTCGTGGGTCTCGCCATACGCGATGATGTCGCGAGCGACCGACTCGTGATCGAGCCGGTGTCCGTCGGTGACGGTCACCCATCCGTCACGGATCCAGGAGTCGTAGGGAATCCCTTCGCGAACGCGGTCGGCCACGGTCTCGCGTGGGACCCAGTAGCGCCACTCGACCGAATAGGAGCCGTCGGATTCTTTGAACACGAACGCGGCCGCCGTCATGTCGAGATTCGACGCCAGGTCGACGCCGACCCAACACGGCCGGCCCTCGGTCGGATCGAGCGGACCGGCGGAGCAGGCCGACCAGTCGAGCGGCGGGACGAACCAGCGCGAGTCGCCGGCCTGCCAGACGTTGAGCGAGTAGCGGAGAAACTTGCTCATCTTCCTCGGGTCGGTGGTGGCGTCCTGGTAGTCGGCCGCGAACTCGTCCTCGGGGAACGCGATCCCCATCGAAGGGTTCGCCTTCCGCCAGACCTTCGGGTCGGAGAAGTCGTCGTCCTCGTCGGCCGCGTAGATCAGACCGTAGAAGGTCGGGTTCGCCTTCGGATCCTTGATCACCAGCTCGCAGTCCTGCCACCAGCGCCAGCCGATTCCGTTTCGGTCTGAGCCGGCCGTGGAGATCGAGATCACGAGACCGTTCGCCGTGCCACGGGTCGCGTAGATCAACGCGTCGACCAGGTCGGGCGAGCGGAAGCTATGGATCTCGTCTAGGATCACCGAACCGTTCAAGCCTTCATTCCGCCACGAGTCGGAGGACAGGCAGCGGATCTCCTTCCCGGTCTCGCGGTTCCGGATGATGCTCCGCGAGTCGACGACCTCGAGCCGCTTGGATAGCTGCGGGCTCGCCTCGACCGACTGGCGGACCATGCGATACATCGTCCGAGCCTGGAGGCGGTCGTTCGCCGCGAGGAACACGTCCTGGGCCGGAGCGTGACAAGTCGCCATGTATTGGGCGAGCTGCGACATAAGGCTCGACTTTCGGTTCTTCTTCGGGACGAAGATCCCGGCGCGACGGAACCGGAGGCGGCCGTCTGGTCGACGCCAGCCAAAGAGCGGACGGAGGACCTTCTCGGCCTGCCACTCGATCAGCTCGATCCGCTTCGGATCTCCGCCGCGTTCGTCTGGGTGTCGACACAGCCCCTGGACGAAGTCGACCGGAGCCTGGGCCGCGTCCTCGTCCCACTTGTAGCCTGGCAGATACTCCGGCCGCTTCTTCGGGTCGAGCGTCTTAGCCGCGGACGGAGAGCTTCGCGAGGATCGCGGCTTCGGGGTCGTCTTCTTCTTCGCCATTCTTGGGATCCTGCGGGATACGGGCGGCAGCAGCTGCCGTCAGTCCGAAGTCCCGCGCCAGTGTGACGAAGTCGCGACGCGAGTCACGGAGCAGTTTCGCCACGGGGCTCGCGGCCTGGCCCTTGTCGGTCGCGGTGACGAAGCCCTCGGCCAGGACCTGGTCCTCGAGGAGGCGGATCTCGGAGTGGAGCCGGCACAGGATCGCGAACGCGTCGGCCTGCTCGGGGACGAGTCGGCCGTCGGCGATCAGCGTCGGGGCGACGCGATCCCAGAACGCGGCGGCCGCCGGCACGAGCTGCACGCTCGCGGGGACGGCGACGCCTCCGACCGGCACGACGGCCGGAGTCTTCCGGTACATCGTGTTTCGGCCGCGTTTGCTCTCGGAGCTGCCGGGCTGCGGGGCCGGACCTCTACTTCCCATTTTTTGTTACTCCCCAAATATTCGCGTCGTGG